TGGAAGTCCATTGGCTGGGACAAAAGGTGATATTGTCGCAATTGGAAACGCTGGAGGAGATGGTTTAGTTTTTGCAAATGCGAATACTGAAGCAATGAGAATTATTGGCGGAAACGTCTTGATTGGAACGACAACGGATAGTGGTAGTAAGCTTAGAGTTAGTGGAGGAAGCTTGCAAATAGATGGTGGTTTTCAAAGAATGTTTACTTATGCAATTGCTGTAAATCCTGGGACCACAGGCACTATTACTATAAGTAGTCCAATAGGTACTAATATGCAAGGTAGTATGCACGTAATGGCAGGAGGATATGGCAATGGTTTAACAGGAAATATTACTGGATTATGGATAGTAGGGGGACTATTATTTTTTGATAATGCTGGAACAAGTACAATTACACAAATAGTAAACTCAGTTACTAATTTTGGTAGTATGAGTTTTCAAAGGTCTGGTGACCAGTATACTGTAAGTTTAACTAATACTGCTTCATCTGGAGGCTCAGCAAAATCTTTATATGTATCTGTAATAATTAATGGCTCTTAATATATAAAAAACAAACAAATGAAAACAATCGAAGCAGTCTCAATCTGGGACAACGGACAAACAGTAGAGGCAACTATCTTAAACGCTTACGCTGTAAATGTTACACTAGGAACAAGTGCGACATTCTATTATCAACTACTATCTCAATCAGCTCAACAAGTGGCACAAGGAAACTTGAGCATGACAGGTGAAGCATACGCTCAGTGGGAGGTGGACTCCTACGCATGGGATTGGGTTGCAGAGCAGCTAAACCTAACCATCACAGGTGACTACGTACCACCAGTGCCACCTGCTCCAGAGCCACCTGTAACCGCTGAATAATCATGGCAAAGATAAGCTCATACTCTACAGACGCAAGCGTATCCTATAACGATAAGCTCATTGGTACTGATGCTGAGGACAGCAACGTAACCAAGAACTACACAGTAGGAAGTCTCCTATCTATGCCTCTACCATCGGTGCCTGTGTATGCTAACAACACAGCAGCAAAGGCAGCAGGGTTGGCCGTAGGGAAGATATACAGAATTACAGGAACAGATACTGCCGGAGTAGTCTGGTAGTAACTTAAATTAAATTTAATCTAATGGACATAAGAAAGATATCGGTAGGCCCTGACTATAAGGGCAGCGCAATGCATTACATTGTGGGGCAGCGAGTGCTAGGCGACTCCAATGAAATACATCTAATTAAATTTGACGAGGCAAGGAACTCCTTTAAAATATTTATCATCAACGATAAATTAGAGGTAGTGCTTTGGAAAGAATTTAATTCTACAATACCCGTATCTATCGAATACAATATTAATATCTAATGAAATCCCCATTTTACTTTATTGCAAAGCCCATAAACGGCAAGAGGTACGACAACACAAAAGACATCGGTGGCATAGAGCTAATCGTAAGTACATCCGAGGAGGACCACAAGTTCTCCAATAGGTTCGCTGAAGTAGTGGAGACTCCACTAGGATACAGAGGGCCAATAAAAATTGGAGACACCTTACTAGTTCACCACAATGTCTTTAAGTTTTACAATGACATGAAGGGTCGTCAAAAAAGCGGTAAGTCGTTTTTCAAAGATGACCTTTTTTTCATTGAGCCCGACCAGTTCTTTATGTATAAAAGCAATGGAACATGGAACGCTTACGACAGGTACTGCTTTGTCAAGCCAATTAAAGCTACTGATAGCTACATCAAAAAGCCAATCAGTGAAGAGCCTCTAGTTGGCATAATGAAGTATCCAAATGAATACCTATCAACGCAGGGCGTAAAGGCCGGGGACATGGTATGCTTTAGCCCTGATAGTGAGTACGAGTTTACTGTTGATGAAGAAAAACTTTACAGAATCTTTGACCATCAGATAACAATTAAACTATGAATTTACTATCTTTTGACAACGTACTCCAAGACCCAACATATTATGTATCCGAGATTTATTTATACGGATTTCAAGACGTGGCAGATGGACAGAACATCTTCAGAAACATACAGCCTAGAGGAAGTCACGATGACTTTGCCAAATATCTATCTAAACTATTTCCTGATTATAAGGTAGAGTTTAATTTTGTGAGGAGGTCTCCATTGAATCAGGAGGAACCAAACTTCATTCACACGGATGAAATGATGGGAGACATCACTTGCATTCTATACTTGAATGAGATGTGCCCAGTTGATGATGGCACCACAATATATGACAATGACAATAACCCATTGGTTGTAGTCTATTCAAAGTTCAATAGGATGATTGCTTTTAATTCTGACTTGCCTCACTCTAGAAATCTGTTCGAGAACTTTGGAGAAGGTGAGTCAGCTAGATTAATTCAGGTTGCGTTTTTAAAGTACAAAAAATGAAAGACGTAAAAGAAATCAAGCTTAGGATTATTGCTGCAGGTTACAAGGCGGTAGATGAATTGATTAAGGTAGCCGAAGAGAGTGTCGTAAAGAGTGGCGATGTAGAAGGTGAGCTTGCTGCAGACAGGTTAAAGAATGCAGCGGCTACAAAAAAGTTAGCAATATTTGATGCGTTTGAGATTCTCAACAGAATAGAATCAGAGAAAGAAAGCTTAGAGGCGATAGACAAAGGTGTAAGTAGAACTGATACTAAACAAGGATTTGCAGAGCGAAGGTCAAAACAGTAGTCTGTGTAGGGTCATAAAGGATTGTATTCCTCCTGCAGTAGTCTCTAATAAGAATAGAGTGATGTCGTGGCTGTACGGTTACAACGAGCAGTACGATGTTGTTGTTATTTCTAAGAACGGCAAGATAGGTGAGGTGGTAGAAATCTCAGGCTTAAAAATTGCTTTGCCTATAGCTCCTGAAAAGTGTCCTGCAAGACACTCATCTAAAGCTGAGCAGTACTGGGAACGAGAGGATATCCCTAGAGAACTAGCCAAGATTCAATCCATATTCCAATGGAACGAAAAGCCAAAGGAGTTTAAGGACAGATGGGTCGATTACATCGAGAAGGAGTTTGACCGCAGAGAGCAAGGATTTTGGTTTATGAACAATGGTGTGAAGACCTATATCACAGGCTCACATTATATGTATCTCCAGTGGTCTAGCATTGACGTAGGATATCCTGACTTCCGTGAAGCTAACAGAATCTATTGGATATTCTGGGAAGCCTGTCGTGCCGACCCCCGGTCATTTGGCATGATATACCTAAAGATTAGACGCTCAGGATTCTCGTTCATGTCATCATCTGAGTGCGTCAACATAGGCACGCTTGCACGTGATGCACGTATCGGCATCCTATCTAAGACTGGTGCTGATGCTAAGAAGATGTTCACCGATAAGGTAGTGCCTATTAATAGCAGGCTCCCGTTTTTCTTTAAACCTATCATGGACGGTATGGACAAGCCAAAGACAGAGTTGGCATTTAGAGTCCCTGCTTCCAAGATTACAAAAAAGAATATGTATGAGTCAGACGATACAGAGATTGATGGCCTAGACACAACCATTGACTGGAAGAACACTGAAGACAACTCATACGATGGTGAGAAGCTATTGTTTTTGGCTCATGACGAATCTGGTAAGTGGACCAAGCCTGTAAACATCAAGGAGAACTGGCGTGTAACCAAGACCTGTCTTCGTTTGGGTAGCAAGATTATTGGCAAGTGCATGATGGGTTCTACGTCCAATGCGCTAAGCAAAGGTGGGCAGAACTTCAAGGACATATATGAGGAGTCAAACGTAAAGACCCGTAATGCCAACGGTCAAACCAAGAGTGGCCTGTACTCCATATTCATTCCCATGGAGTGGAACATGGAAGGCTTTATAGACCTATATGGTCACCCTGTATTTAATAAGCCCACAGCACCTTTAAAAGGCGTTGACGGGAACCTAATTAAGAATGGAGCCATAGACTATTGGGAGGCGGAAGTAGACTCATTGAAGAGTGATGCGGATGCATTGAATGAATTCTATCGTCAGTTTCCTCGCACGGAAAGTCATGCCTTCCGTGATGAGAGCAAGTCATCTATTTTTAACCTAACTAAGATATATCAGCAGATTGACTACAACGACTCCATGATTAAGGAGCACTACCTTACAAGGGGCTCCTTCTCTTGGAAGGATGGAATCAAAGATACTGTCGTGATTTGGACTCCTGATACTAGAGGAAGATTTTCAATTAGCTGGTTCCCACCAAAACATCTTCAGAACAATGTGCATATTCGTAATGGTATTAAGTATCCCGGAAATGAACATATTGGGTCATTTGGATGTGATTCATACGATATATCTGCTGTGGTTGGCGGACGTGGTTCTAACGGAGCGCTTCATGGAATGACTAAGTTCCACATGGATGAGGGACCAACGAATGAGTTCTTCTTAGAGTATATAGCAAGACCACAGACTGCTGAGATATTTTTCGAAGAAGTATTGATGGCTTGTGTGTTTTACGGTATGCCAATATTGGTTGAAAACAATAAGCCAAGATTATTGTATCACCTAAAGAACAGAGGGTACAGAGGGTTTTCTATCAACAGACCCGACAAACAGTTTGCGAAATTGACGAAGACTGAACGAGAGTTAGGCGGAATACCAAACTCATCAGAAGATGTCAAGCAGGCTCACGCTTCGGCAATAGAGTCTTACATTGAAAAATTTGTGGGGCTTGATTTAGAAGGTAAGTACAGAGATGCGGACCTTATGGGTACGATGGCATTTACAAGAACGCTTGAAGATTGGGCTAAATTTGATATAAATGACCGAACAAAGTTCGATGCTTGTATCAGCTCAGGCCTAGCTATAATGGCCAATCAGAAGCACCTGTACGTGCCTGAAAAAAAAGAATCGAAATTAATTATTAACTTCGCTAAATATAAGAACGAAGGGACAATAAGTCAATTGGACAAATGAAGAATATAACAATCCAAATCAATTCGGTATCGTTTCCTAGCCAATTGGCCACGGATGCTGAAAAAGCATCGGATACCTTTGGTCTACAAGTAGGTCAAGCTATACAATACGAATGGTTTAGAAAAGATGGCAATGCCTGTAGATACTATGGGCAATGGCAAGACTTCAGAAGATTAAGACTATATGCTCGTGGAGAGCAGCCCATCGGTAAATATAAAAATGAATTAGCTATTGACGGAGACTTGTCTTATTTAAACTTAGACTGGACTCCAGTTCCAATCCTTCCAAAGTTTGTAGACATTGTCGTGAACGGAATGTCTGACCGACTATTTAAAGTGAAGGCATACGCTCAGGACGCAATGTCTCAGGCAAAACGAAGTAAGTATCAGGACATGATTGAGAGCCAGATGGTGGCTAAGCCTGTGCTTGAAATCATTCAGGAAGAAACTGGAGCAAACCCTTTTGTTATGAATCCTGATGAGCTACCTCAAACTGATGAGGAGCTATCACTATATATGCAGCTTAACTATAAGCCTGCGATTGAGATTGCTGAAGAAGAAGCAATCAACACCATTTTTGATGAGAATCATTATGATGACATCAGAAAGAGATTGAATTATGATTTAACAGTAGTTGGCATTGGCGTTGCCAAGCATGAGTTCCTTCAAGGTGAAGGCGTAAAGATTTCGTATGTAGACCCTGCCAATATAATTTATAGCTACACAGAGGACCCATTTTTTAAAGATTGTTTTTATTGGGGAGAGATTAAGACACTTCCAATATCTGAGTTGATGAAGATTGACCAGTCTTTAACTAAAGAAGACTTACAGGAAATTACTCAGTACAGCCAATCATGGTATGACTATTACAACGTGGCTCAGTTCTATGAGAACAGTATGTTTTATAGAGACACCTGCACGTTGCTTTACTTTAATTACAAGACCACTAAAAAGATTGTTTATAAGAAAAAGAATCTAGAGGGCGGTGGCTCCAGAGTAATTGAGAAGGACGACAATTTCAACCCTCCTACAGAAATGATGGAGGAAGGAAACTTTGAGAAAATTGAAAAGACAATTGACGTTTGGTACGAAGGCATCATGGTTATGGGCACCAACATTCTTTTGCAATGGAGGATGTCTGAGAATATGGTTCGTCCTAAGTCTGCTTCACAGCACGCATTGCCAAACTATGTAGCTTGTGCTCCACGTATGTACAAGGGAGTTATTGAGTCATTGTGCAGAAGGATGATTCCTTTTGCTGACTTGATTCAAATCACTCACCTGAAGCTACAGCAAGTGATTGCACGTACTGTGCCTGATGGTGTGTTCATTGATGCCGATGGACTGAACGAGATTGACTTGGGTACAGGCAACGCCTACAACCCTGAGGATGCATTGAGACTATACTTCCAGACAGGTAGTGTTATCGGACGTAGTTACACTCAAGATGGGGACTTCAATAATGCTAGGGTCCCTATTCAACAGCTAAGCTCAGGCCCAGGTGCCGGCAAGACTCAAATGCTAATCACGAAACTGAATCATTACATTGACATGATTCGTTCTGTTACAGGTCTTAATGAGGCTAGAGATGGCTCAATGCCTGACCCTAACTCATTGGTTGGTCTACAGAAGTTAGCTGCGCTCAACTCTAACACAGCTACTCGTCACATCCTTGATGGCAGCCTTTATCTTTACAGGTCTCTGTCAGAGGCACTGACATATAGAGTTGCTGACATATTAGAGTACTCTGACTTTGCTGACGAATTTGCAAATCAAATAGGTAAGTACAATGTATCTATCCTAAATGAGATTAAGGATTTGTACATCTATGACTTTGGTATCTTTATTGAAGTGTCTCCTGATGAGGAGCAAAGAGCTCAGCTTGAGGCGAACATTCAAATGGCATTGTCCAAAGGAGATATTAACCTTGAGGATGCTATTGACATTAGAGAGCTAAAGAACCTAAAGCTTGCCAATCAATTGCTTAAATTGAAAAGAGTAAAGAAGCAAGAGCGAGAGGAGAAGATGCAGATGCAGCAGCAGGCAATGGTTGCTCAGCAGCAAATGCAATCGCAGCAGATGGCATCTGAAGCTGCTATGCAGCAGATACAGCTAGAAACTCAGGCCAAGATGCAGTTGAAACAAGCAGAGGTTGCGTTTGATATTGAGAAGAGTAAAAATGAGGCCATGCTTAAATCTCAGTTGATGAGAGAAGAGTATCAGTACAATGTCCAATTGAGGAGTCTAGATGTTGGCAGCCTGAATGAAAGAGAGAAGATGAAAGAAGACGCCAAGGCTAAGAGAATTAGTCAGCAGAACACAGAGCAGTCTAAACTTATTAACCAAAGGAAGAACAATCTTCCACCTTTGAGTTTTGAGTCTAACGAGGATAGCTTAGATGGCTTTGACTTGGCTGAATTTGAACCTCGATAAAATGTTAAAATAATTAATTAAATTTGTACAAATAAAATCTAATAAAATGGAAATCAAAGTAAGGTCACTAGACGTCATCGAGCCAAAAGGGGTTCGAGAAGTAGAAAACGAATTGATTGAAAAGCATGAGCAGTCACTAGAAAGTGATGCCAATAATTTCACATCTGGGGATGCTCCTGTTCAAACAGAATCTGAACCAGCCGAGTTTAACTTTAAAGACGAGGACGTTCTTTCATATATTGGTAAAAGATACAATAAGCAGATTAACTCATTGGATGACTTGGTTGCTGAGCGTAAAGACGCTGAGCCTTTGCCTGAAGATGTGTCCGCTTATTTGAAATACAAAAAAGAAACTGGTAGAGGCTTCGATGATTTCTTGGAATTAAGGAAAGACTTTGATTCAATGAATTCCGAAGAGCTACTTAAAAGCTATCTCACATCTACTCAAGAAGGATTAGACAGTGAGGACATTGAGGCTTTAATGGAAGAGTATTCATACGATGAAGATTTGGATGATGAGTCTACCGTTAAGAAGGTCAAGATAGCTAGGAAGAAAATTATTGCTGAGGCTAAGAAGTACTTCAACAATCAGAAGGAAAAATATAAAGTCCCGCTTGAGTCAAGTATGGGCTTCGTTTCCGATGAAGATAAGGAGTTTTATGATAGCTACAAGCAATATATTAGTGAGGCGAAAACTATAGAGGAGGAGACCAATCGAAAGCGTAAATGGTTTGACCAAAAGACAGATGAGGTCTTTAGTAAAGACTTCAAAGGATTTGAGTTCAACATTAACGATAAGAAGATTTCATTTGCTCCGGGTGATGCCAATGAGTTGAAGAGAATTCAAGCTACTCCACAAAACTTTATCAATAAGTTTTTGGATGAGAGCGGAATGATTAAAGACGCAGCTGGATACCACAGGTCATTAGCCATGGCAATGAACCCTGAGAAGTTTGCCAAGTTCTTTTATGAGCAAGGTATGTCAGATGCTACTGACGATGTCACTCGTAAAATCAAGAACATTAACATGACGGAGCGTAGAGCTCCTGAGGTTGGCAAGCCAACAGGAGGAATGCAGGTGAGAGCGGTAAACCCTGACTCAGGTAGAAATCTGAGAATCCGCAGTGCAAAAAAAATGTAAAAACTAAAAACTAAAAAAAAATGGCAGGTCAATTATTAAGTAACCCTACCTTCCAACTTCAGCCAAGCGCTGAACAGGTAGCGTTGCAAACCAATTACATTACCAACTTCAACTTCTTGAACCAGTATCTTCCTGATACTTACGAGAAAGAATTTGAGCGTTATGGTAATAGAACTATCGCTTCTTTCCTACGTATGGTAGGAGCAGAGATGCCTTCTAACTCTGACCAGATTAAGTGGGCAGAACAAGGCCGTCTACACATTAAGTACACTAACGTAACTTCAGCGGGAGCTATTACTGCAAACACTGCAACCTTTACTGTAGCTGACAGTGGTGTTACTTACATTGCAATCCGTGTAGGTCAAACTGTAATGATTCAGAACAACGCTTCAGGTGTGTTCAATAAAGCAATCGTTACCGCTGTACCTTCTGCAACTACTTTCACTGTTGCTTTCTATGAGGCATCTGGACAGGCATTTGCAATTAATACCCAGTGTACTGTATTCATCTACGGTTCTGAATTTAAGAAAGGCACTAACGGAATGGTTGGGTCTTTGGAATCAGAAGATGAAATCTTCTCTAACAACCCTATTATCATCAAAGATAAGTATGCGGTTAACGGTTCTGACATGGCTCAAATCGGTTGGGTAGAAGTAACTACTGAGAATGGTGCTACTGGATACCTTTGGTATTTGAAGTCTGAGCACGAGACTCGTCTACGTTTCGAAGATTATCTTGAAACTGCAATGATTGAAGCAGTTCCTGCAGCTACAGGTTCTGGTGCTAAGAACGCTGGAATGATGGGTTCTGAAGGTATCTTCTATGTTGTTAACAACAGAGGTAACGTATGGGGAGCTGGAACTCCAACTTCTCTTGCTGAGTGGGATACTATCGTTTCTCGTCTTGATAAGCAAGGAGCTATCGAAGAGAACGTAATCTTTGTTAACCGTGGTTTGTCTTTCGACATCGACAATATGTTGGCAACCCTTAACGGTTACAACTCTGGTGGTGTATCTGCTTCTGCTTCTTACGGTTTGTTTGACAATGACGTGGACATGGCGTTTAACCTTGGCTTCACTGGATTCCGTAGAGGTTATGACTTCTACAAGTCTGACTGGAAGTACTTTAACGACCCAACTATGCGCGGTGGTCTAAATACTACTGCAGCTACTGCAACTGGTACTATCACAGGCTTGATGGTTCCTGCAGGTTCTACTTCAGTGTATGACCAAATCATGGGTAAGAACGCTAAGCGTCCATTCTTGCACGTACGTTACAGAGCTTCTGAATCTGAAGACAGACGTTACAAGACTTGGATTACAGGTTCTGCCGGTGGTGCTGCTACTAGCGACCTTGATGCAATGGAGGTTAACTTCCTATCTGAGCGTTGTGTATGTACCTTAGGTGCAAACAACTTCGTATTGTTCAGATACGGATGATAAATAAATAGAGGGGCCAATTGGCCCCTCTTTTACCCTTTAAATAAAAAACATTATGGCTATCAAGAAAAAAGGAGGAGACCCAGTTCCAAAGAAAAAGGGGCCGGGACCAAAGTCACTCCCTCAAGTTACAGTAAAAGCCTCTAGAATTGTTGACGAACCAGCAAAGAAGTCTAGCACTATTAATAAGAGAGCACCATTAATGGATGTTGCTGTGGGTAAAAAAGGATATAGAATGTCAATTGATACCACAAGCATGAACAAACCAGATGAACAGACCTATAACTATACTATGAGGAATGCGGCTGGAAAAGTTACATCAAAGGGGAACCTAGCAAGACAAGGCTCTACGGGCAAGGCTGGAGCTAAAGAAGTAGTTAATAAGCTTAAAGCAAAAAAGTAACAACTAACTGAGGGTGTCCTGTAGGACACTCTCATTTTAAATTTTAAATCAAATTAAATTCAATAACAAATGGCAAAGAATATTCCTGTAGACAAGGTCTACAAATTAAAAAATGGCAATCCGCTGTCTTATACATTGGCATCAAGAAACCACCCTAGATATCCTTTGATGTGGTTTGATGAGAAGAACAATGTGAATCGTGCACTTAGATATGCATCCAATCAGAAGTCTCCATTTGAAGACGAACAAGATGGAAATGCAATCATCGAACCTATTATCTTTGAAGATGGATTCTTAAGAGTCCCAAAGCAGAATCCTGTACTACAACAGTTCCTTCATTATCACCCATTAAACGGGCTTATATTTACTGAGGTAGATAAGGAAAAAGAGGCGGCTGAAGAGGTTAATGATTTGAACCTAGAAGTAGAAGCGTTAGTAGAAGCTCGTCAATTAAGTATTGAACAGATTGAAACTCTTACTAGAGTAATGTTTGGCAAGGACCCATCTACGGTATCCACTGCTGAATTGAAGCGTGACATCTTGGTGTTTGCAAAGACAGAGCCTAGAGAGTTCTTAAGTATATTGAATGACCCTGAATTAAAGTTTCAAGCTAAAATCAGAATGTTCTTCGAAAACAAGTTATTGGTTTTGAGAAACAATGATAAAGAGATTTGGTTTAATACAGCGACCAACAAAAAGAAAATGATGTCAATCCCTTATGGTGAGGACCCTTATGAAATTGCAGGCGGGTTCCTACAGAGTGATGAGGGCATTGATGGACTGAGAATGTTGGAAGCTATATTGGCATAAATGGTTAAAATGGTTTGTTAACAATTGAAAATGAGGGCATTTTTTGTGCCCTCTTTTTTTATGTATATTTGTAAAAAGGCGAAAAAATGATAAACTCTGTTAGAAATACGGTCCTATCCGTTTTAAACAAGAACAACTATGGGTACATATCTCCGTCAGACTTTAACTTGTTTGCCAAGCAAGCCCAGATGGAAATATTCGAAGAGTTTTTCTCTGAGTACAACAAGATAATAAATATGGAGAACGCTAGGATGTCGGGCACTGACTATTCTAATTTGCGTAAGCCATTAGAAGAGGCTATTGAAACATTTGTAGTTACATCTACACTTACTCAAGTTGCACCATCTTCAAATAGATATTTCCTTCCATCTGCTTCAACTACTGGATTTGATTACTTTATGATTAACAAAATCCTTTGTTATGATGCCTCTGGCATGACTAGAGTTTTTAAAGGTGAAGCTGAGAAGGTTACGCATTCGAATATCACAATGCTTATAAACTCAAACCTTACAGCTCCTACTGAATTGTACCCTGCTTACACGCAATCAGGTAGTATACTTACAATATACCCATCAACTATTAACCTTGCTAACGAAGTTGATGCTACTTATTTTAGATTTCCAAAAGACCCTAAGTGGACGTACATAACCTTAGCGAATGGTGAGCCAGTGTTCAATCAATCTCAACTTGACTATCAAGACTTTGAAGTACCAATAGAAGATGAGATAAAGCTTGTCGCAAAAATCTTACAATATGCAGGAATGTCTATACGTGAGATTGAGGCGGTTCAATTTGGTGGAGGTGAAGAACAAAAACAATCACAATAATCATGGCATACATCAGTCAATATCAGTACTACGAAAATGGTGGCGTTGCTCCAGAGGATGCCAATTGGGGGTCTTATCAATATGTAAGCCTTCAGGATATTGTTAACAACTTCTTGTTAATGTACTCAGGGAATCATTCTCTAGTGAATAATGAGGAGCGATATAGGATATTGTTCCATGCGAAGAGAGCTATCCAAGAGTTGAACTACGATGCCTTTAAAGAGATAAAGGTTCTAGAGCTTACTGTTGGCGATAATTTAAAGTACATCCTGCCATCTGACTATGTTAACTGGGTGAGGATATCTCTTTATAAGGATGGATGGTTGAGACCATTATCTGAAAACATTCAGACCTTATCATCTAAAGCATACCTTCAGGACAATCGATACAGGATTCTATTTGACGAGCAGGGAAATGCATTATCTCCTGAGTACTCTCAGATTGATTTGGACAACATCACTAAAATTAAGAAAAGCATCTACCTTAACAAGGCCAATCAATTTGATGGCAACGAAGGATGGAACTACGATGGGATGTGGTATTTTGAAGGAAACATTGGTGCTGCCTATGGTTTAAACACTGAGACGGCAAACTTTAATCCTACCTTTAACATTGATAGAAAAGCTGGTGTAATTAACTTTGATTCACCAATGGCTGGCCAGCAGTGTATCGTGGAGTACGTTTCCGATGGCATGGAGCAGGGAGACAACTCAAAGATTACGGTAAATAAATTATTTGAGAAGTACGTTTATGCTTATATTCAGTATGAAATATTGAGTAGCAAGCTTGGAGTGCAAGAATATATTGTTGCTCGTGCTCGCAAGGAGAAGTCAGCATTATTAAGAAACGCTAAGATTAGAATCAGTAATATTCATCCGGGTAGACTCTTAATGAATTTGAGAGGATTAGACAAGCAAATTAAATAAGATGGCAAAGTTTAGCAGGAACTTCACAGCAGGGAGAATGAATAAGGTCTATGACCAAAGAGTTGTCCCTGACGGAGAATACATTGATGCTATGAATGTAAGAATGGGCTCCACTGAGAAGTCCGAGATTGGTGTAATTGAAAACACCAAGGGTAATACCCCTTTGACATCATTAAGCTATATCGATGGAACTCCTCTAAGTGTTAATGCTAGATGTATTGGAGCTATTGAGAATAGCTTTACTGAAACCATTTATTGGTTTTTGCATGACCCTACTTTTCCAGTTGGTGCCACAGGCAAACTTGACTTGATAGTATCGTTTAACGTAAGTACAAATATATTGACGTACCATGTCATTTCAATTAATGATGGAGGTAACGTAAATACCACTTTGAATTTTAACCCAAACTATCTAATCACTGGATTGGATATCTTGGATAATAAGCTTCTGTTTTTTACAGATGATTACAATCCTCCTAGAGTTTTAAATGTTCAGAAGAACTACCCTAACCCTGTAACAAATGTTGATAGAGTTAGTGCGGAGTCTTTGTTAGTAATTAAAAAGCCTCCTGTTAAGGCTCCAACTGTACAGCCTACAGTAAATAATGGTCAAGAAAATTATCTTGAGACTAGATTTATTTGCTTCGCTTACAGATACCAATATGAGGACGGTGAGTATAGTGCTACATCTCAATGGTCTGCTCCTGCCTTTATACCCAAAGCGTTCAACTTTAGCATCGATAGCTACTTGAATGAGGGCATGACCAACCTATGCAACTCAGCAATTATCACGTATAATTCTGGAGGCCCATTGGTGGTTGGCATTGACTTGTTGTTCAAGAAGGCTGATGCAAACATCATTCGTGTTATTGAGAAGCTTGACAAAAAGAACTTGGGCATCCTTGATAATACAGAGTATCCATACACATTTACAAACAACAAGATATTTACAATCTTATCTGAGGCTGAGCTATTAAGGCTTTACGACAACGTACCTAGATTTGCAAAAGCCCAGACTATTATGGGGAACCGTTTAATGTACGGCAACTACGTAGAGGGATATAACTTGATTGATTTAAATGGGGCACCATTAAGAATTGATTATTCTACTGCGTTGGTTTCAGAAGAAATTGGAGTAACTACCACATCTACAAATACTCAGTCTGGAAACTACTCTATTGATGGCCCTTTAAGTGTTCCTAATGCTGTTGTTTATATTGACTTAGATGGCAAGGAGCTAATTAATGGTGCCGCTATAAATTTAGAGGTTACTTTAGACCATCAGGATTGGTCAGGAGACTTGCCATTTCCAACTGAAACTACAGAGAATATAAGACTTGACTTTACGTTTTTCTTATCTAAGGACTACACCTCAGTGTATGAGTTGGCATCTAGCATAGAGTTTCAGAATGCCGTAGGTGACGCTAATATAGAGCCTGTTGTAGATTCGTGCAATGGAATTACTTTTACAGACCAATTCAATTGCGCATTGCCAAGTGACTTGAGTGGTTTAAGTAAAGTTGCTAGTGGTATTACGGCAGTTAATCAGGCGATAGCAATATTAACATCTCCTGCTAGTAATCAAATAGGGTTGCAGTTTCCTGCAATGAAGTATGTGGACGACCCTGTCACTCAAGAGGTTTATGAATACTATGCTGTAACATTTTCTCAAGCAAGTTTTCAGGAGGTTGGAAATACTCAAAGCTTACACAGCAACAGAGACTATGAGGTTGCTATTGTTTACATGGATGAGTTCAATAGGTCTACGACAGCAATTGTAAGTCCCAACAATACAGTCCATGTTCCATGTGGATTATCTTCGTTTAAGAACTCTATACAGGTAACTATACCACCAACACAATTTCCTCCTGCTTGGGCTACTAGATACAAATTTGTTATCAAGCCTAGTGAGCAGAATTATGAGACGATTTATTGCACTATATTCTTTGAGGACCCTGAGAGCAACAATGCCTATTTCCTACTAGAGGGAGAGAACTCTAGAAAGGTTGAGGTTGGAGATAGATTTATAGTTAAGGCTGACTCGGAAGGGCCAACCAGCAACTGTGTGTATGCAACTGTACTAGAGAAGTCTTCTCAGGCTTCAGGGTTTATAGAGATACCAAGTGAGGATGACCCTAACATATTGATACCTGTTCCTGCTGGTGTGTATGCAAAAATTAATCCTAACAGCTTTAATATTATTAAGGATGAGGATGCTATTATTGCTCCTGGGAAAAGATTCGTGAAAGAGAAAAGAGGTGGTGAATATCCTATATTGGTCTATCCGATGAACATAGCTGGAACTGACCCAGCTAATCCTACTTGGACGTACATAGATTATGATGTTCCAGCGGGAAGTAGAATTATAATGTCAATAAAGCAATTTAGAGGGGGAGAAGGAAATAGATGTGAGGAAAGAAGAAATACCCTCGAAAAGACTTTTATATCAGCAAACTCATACGACAATATGTATGATTGGTTTGTTGGCGAAAACATTGAGCAATACTTAAATGATGGTATAAAGGTTGTCGGTTCAAATGCTTGTGAGATAGAAAATGAATTTGAAGGTATTACAACAAACATCATTGCTAATCCAATCTCTACAGCTGTCTGCACAAACTATTACAAGTTCTACAGAAACACTACTACAAATGAGCTACAGCTACTAATTACAGGAACTGTTTCTTGCGATGGCCCGGGATTTAAGCCAAGAGCACGGGACTCAAACGTAGAAGTCAACATTACAGTATTCCGTTCTGATAAGATTATAATATTTGAGACAGAGCCATCAGAGGCTTTGCCTGATGTATTCTTTGAGAACGAGATGTCTTTCCCTATCGTAAATGGAAATCATCAAGGAAATATTCAGAACCAAGACATTAACGCAGGGATTCCAGCTATTGTTGATACTAAGTTCTTTAACTGCTTCTCATTTGGTAATGGAGCAGAAAGCTATAAGATTAGAGATTCTATCGTTGGTAACTTCTTCAACTTTGGCAACAGGGTAACTGCAGTTTCTGCTCAGGATTATAGAGAGGCTGATAGATTTGCAGACATTACTTACAGTGGTGTTTATAGCGCTGAGTCGAATGTAAATAAGCTTAATGAGTTCAACCTTGGATTGCTTAACTATAAAGTCCTTGAGCCATCCTTTGGAGATATCTACATATTGGATGGTAGAGAGACAGACATTCTTGTTCTTCAGGAAGACAAGATATCTTATGTGTTGTCAAGCAAAAACATTATCTCAGACTCTACAGGAGGTGGCGTTATTGCATCTGTGCCTGAAGTGTTGGGTAATCAAATTGCAAGGACTGAGAAGTATGGCATCAGCTTTAACCCTGAGAGCTATGTGCAGTGGGGATTTAATAGATTCTTTACTGACGTGAAGAGAGGGGTTGTAATTCAGTTAGTAGGTAACTCTACTGGCAATGACCAATTGGCTGTCATATCTGAGCTTGGTATGCGTACTTGGTTTAGAGACGAGTTTAATGCCTCGTACTCTACTCAGAAGCTTGGAGGGTTTGACCCATACATGAATGAATATGTACTATCTACTAATGATAGAAATATTCCTTTGAACCCTCAGTGCTTAGGATGTGGAATTCTTCAGACGTTTACACTTAGTACAATAGGCTTACAAACTAAGACGTTCCAATACTGCGTTGATTTGGGTCCTGTGGTTGGTTCTTCTGATATCACTTACACGGTTCAAACAATTAGTGCAGGGGCTTCATTTAATATTACTGCAAATTATAATGGTGTTAATTACACCACGGGGCCTAGAACTACCAGTGGTGTTTTGACATTTCCTAAGAATAATATTTCAAAAGAAACTGCAACAATAACAATAAGTTACACAGGAGATATAGTTCTTTCAATACTTGCTGGATGTACGGTAGCTGATAATCTAACAATTGTTCAAGTTGTTGTTACAAATGATTTTGAAGCAGGTAATACTATTCACACAGAATACAGATATACTAATGGGTCGTTTACTTCTCCATTGCAATCTACACTTACTACGTTCTTATCTTCTACCAATAATCCATTGGTATCAAGATACAGCGCATTGACAGGCCCTGTAGGTTCGGGTGCATTTCCTCCAGCAGGCAGCACTCTTAGGATGATTACCAATAAGCTGTCTACGGATACGTTTGTATTTAATCCTGCTACTGACAAGTTTAAATACTTGATGACTAATACGCTCTACACTAATACTTCTGCAAACATATCTACGTTGCTAGGATTAGCTAGTACGGCTACACCAAATCAAGGTGGTGGAAATATTAATTATGCGCAATTTACAGTGCCTGCTTTGCAGAATTACTTGTATCTTGTTTGGGACCTTAGAGACTCTACTCCTTTAACATTGTGCTACTCTAATGCTACCGTGATTGATGTTTGCTGCGGATGTGCAGTAAGTTAAACCAAAAAATAAAATGGCCACAAGCTCAACCTATTACTTAAATGCTCCATCACTAGGCTCCGCTACAGCTGTGTTCACGAACGCAGCTTTAACGGTATGTGCCCCAAATGGATTCTACTCAGATGGTATAATATCAAGGCAACTTGTTGACTGCGTACTTTTACCTCAGCAAACCTGTCCTTCTTGCTCTATTCCATGCGGGAGCACAATAACTGCAGACGGAAATCAAGGAGTATATTACCTTAATGTAAATTTGGGTACAGCTATAGGAGCTGTTATTATTAGATTCAATCCTTTAAGTATCCCTGATGGAATCAAGGCTGTTTATAATAGCGTTGTATACAATGGCGTGTCTTCACCGTTATACGGATGGAGAAAAGGTACGGCAGGATTGCCTACTTATTTAGGGTCGTTATCTGCTGCTTGTAGCAGCGGTATAGTTGCAGGCTCTCCTTATACGCTTAATGAGTTTCAATATGATGGGACAACATTTGCTCCATTAGGAACCACAGAGAGTGTGTCTATAGCTACAGGTCAAATGCAGCTTACTACAAACGCACCGGGGAATACGTTGATGGTGATACCAAAAATAGCAGCTAGTCCTTCTATATTGAACCTTAGTGTTATTGGTCCATGCTCAGGAACTGAGTTTAGTATTTCAGTATCGTGTCCAACTGCGCTACAATCATTTGATTCAAGCACAATGAGCGCGAATAGTGAGTTGGCTTGTGATAAAAGTATAAACCAAATATATTATGTGGCTCATGTAAATGGGTCTGCTGGAACACTAGGCTTATACGATTTGGTATTTAGTGACGCTAACGGTCAAGTTAAGTTAGCTGCAGGGTTCTACAAGACTAATGATGCAGGGGCTAACAATTGGTATCAGGTAGATGCTAATGGAGCAATTGTTCTATTCGGTATTTGTGCTGTTCCAATTCCATGTGGAAGTTCAATAAATGCTAATGGAGGTCAAGGGGTATATTATCTTCAAACAAGTGTAGGTGCAGGTATAGGAGCTATAGTTGTTAAATTTAACCCACAAGGCTTAGCCGATGGAGTATTAGCTACATACAATAGTGTAAACTATAATGGACTGTCTTCGCCTCTATGGGGATGGAGACAGGGTACAGCAGGATTGCCTACGTTTATTGGTAGCACAGACTGTGGTATAGTGGCGGGCTCTCCTTATCCTAGTGTTGCAGAATTTGAGTATAACGGAACTACTTTTGCTTCATTGGGCACAACTACTAGCGTTTCAGTAGTATCAGGTCAGATGCAACTTACAGGCACAGCCCCGGGGGTGTGCGTCATGGTTATACCAAAGACGACAGTTAGCCCATCTTTATTAGACCTTAGTTTCTATGGAATTTGCTCAACGACTATTTTTAACATAGATGTTATATGTCCAGTAGCTTTGCCATCATTTCCATCTAGTCTTAATAACTTTGATAGCTCAACTGCTTGTATTAATGCTATTGACCAGACATACTATGTTGCTTATGTGAATGGTGGGGCTGGAGTACTTGGACTTTACGACCTAGTATTTAGTGACGCTAATGGTCAGTCTAAGCTAAGCGCAGGCTACTATAAGACCACTGCTGCTGGTGCCAACAACTGGTATCGAGTAGATTCTAACGGAGTAATTATTGAATTTGGAACTTGTCCTTAATAACTATGGCGAACTATACATTAACATACAGCGAAGCGGGGCCCGGATGGGTCTCCTTCTATTCTTACTATCCTGATTGGATGATAGGAATGAATAGCTACTTCTACACATTTAAAGGTGGCGACCTGTACAGGCACAATACAAACCAGAATAGAAACACGTTCTATGCTCCTTGGCAGGCAAAGAATGGTACGCCAAATTCTGCCTTCACTCCAACTAGAATGAAGAGTGTTTTTAACACGTCTGTCCTAGAGAACAAAGTCTTTAAAACAATAGACATACAGGGAGATGCTCCATGGTCATTCACATTAGAGACTGACATACAGGTATCAGGTTTCATCCAACTAGATTGGTTTGAAAAGAAGGAAGCCACCTACTTTGCTTTTATTAGAAATAATGCTGCAGGTGAGTTGTCTCTAAGAAGTGTAAATGGTATTGCTCAAAGTAGTCAGGTCGTAGGAGGTAACGTGGTTAGATTCCCGCTTACTGTTTCCATTGGAAGCATTATAAGCATCGGAGACCTTTTATACTTCTCACTCCCTCCTTCATATGGCACACCAGTATTAGCTGGTCGAGTGACGGCTATAACAGTAAACTTGCCTTCCAGTATTAATCAGATAACAATTGATACCACGATAGCAGGGACAACTCCTATACCTATTCAGAATGCGTTTATATTTTACGTTAAGAATTCAGTTGCTGAATCTCATGGAGTCCTTGGTCACTACTGCGTGTTTGATATGCAGAATACCTACACGGATAAGATTGAGCTGTACGCTGTTGAGTCGGACGTAATGAAAAGTTTCCCTTAAAATTAATATCTTTGTTATAGCATGGCACTAACAATACGAGAGTTAAACGATAGCGATTACGATGACATTCTTGTAGGGTGGTGGAAGGATTGGAAATGGGTGCCCCCTCAAAAGGACTTCCTTCCCAATGATGGCAAAGGAGGTATTATAGTTTATGACGGTGATGTTCCTATTTGCGCAGGATTTATGTACCTTACTAACTCTAAAGTTGGATGGGTAGATTGGATAATTTCAAACAGGTATTATACCAACAAAGAACTAAGGAAAGACGCAATCGAGTTATTGGTCTCTAGATTGACAGATATATGTGGATTAGTAGGCTGTAAGTATGTCTACGCACTTATCAAGAATCAAAGTTTAATGAATAAGTATGTGAAACTTGGCTACATCAAAGGCGACTCATACACATCTGAAATGATAAAAGTATTATAATATGGCAGCATTTACAACAGTAGCAGCAGGGATTGGATTAGCGACTACAGCGGCTACAACAGGTATGTCTTTTGCTAACGCAGGGAAGCAACGTAGAAAAATGAGAGAGGCTGAAACTGCAGCTGATAAAGCTATGCAAGAGGCCCGTCAAAAGCTTGAGGTTAACGTGTACGATAAGTTAGCAATACAGAAAGAGCCTTATGAGTTACAGAGAGAAGCTATGCTTTCTCAAGGAGCACAAGCTATTCAGGCTGGTGTCGAAAGCGAGAGAGGTGCCGCTGCTACAGCAGGCCGTGTTCAGATGGCTGCAAACGAAGGTCAGGGGGCTATAAGAACTGCAATGGGTCAGGACCTCCAGCAACTCGAGATGCTTAGTGCGCAAGAGGAAGGACGACTCAGAGACATTGGTGTTCAGCTAGACCTTGAGGAAGTGGCAGGTGCACAACTTGCTGCTGCTAATGCACAGGAGCTAGGAGCTCAAGCCATGCAACAAGGCTTTGAAGGAGTCACGAGTTTAGCAGGGCAGTTAGCCGAGAATGCTCCATTGTTTGAAAAAACTGCTGCGGCAAGACAAATTGGAAAAACAGAGAGACAAGGCATGAGGCAACAAGATTTATCCTCTAGTGATATTCAATCTAAGATATCTAAGTTTGGTAAAATTGGTGAAACTGATTTTAGCAAGGTAGCTGGAATGAATAGGGGTCAATACTTAGACTTCATGAGTAAAGCAGACCCTGAAACTCTTAGATTAATAAGACAAAACCTTGGATTGGGAGCTAAAGGTAAGGCTCAGGCAAGGCAATTTGTAAGGGGAATTGAAGATGGTTCTATAAACTTTCTTGGTCTATAATCAATGGCAACATTTTATAAATACGCTGAACGTAGTGCCGAGTCTCAAGTCAATTGGGCTGAGATAGGCAAGAACATGACGGATATGCTCCGTGATGAAGTTGCTTTAAGAGAAGAAAAGAAAGCTGCAATTGATGAGGCTACACGTAAGTATGCCGAACAACTTTCAAATGCTCCTCAAGGAGAACACGTTGGAGCAAAGGAAGAGGCGTTGAGATTCGCTGACCAAGCAAGTCAGTATATGCTTCAGCAAGAAAGACTTTTAAGAAGTGGCTTATTGAAGCCAAAGGATTATATGGTTGCCCGTCAGAATTTAGTTGACGGAACAACAAGAAGCTTTAAGGCCATGAAAGAATTCCAAGCTCAATATGGTGAGTTGATGGAAAGAGCAAGAACAGATAAATCATCAATCCTTGAAATACAAGCTTTAGAAGAGATTCAAGGATACGGTAACTTTAGACAGTCAGGATTCTTTATTGATGCTCCTTCAGGAAAAGTTAATGTTGGTTTAAAAGAAGAGCAAATAATTGATGGCCAAAAAGTAATGGGCCTAAAGGATGGTAGTACTCGTGGAATGGAGTACATAGATGGGGCTATCTATACAAGAATAGATAAGTTTAGGGCTAGGGAGGCTTTGACTCCAATAGCTGATAGCTTGGGTGTAGAGATTCAATCTACATTAGACCCTGCTACATTGAGTAAGTTAGGTAGCATTAAGTCTGTAGAAGACCTTAGGAATAGAAAAGATATTGACCCTGTTACGGGACAAATATTATTTGATTACTATACGTCTCTTAGAGATTCTGTAAGTGCTGTTATTTCTAGTCCATTTCAAAAGGCATCATTGCTTGCTGATACATTAGGTGTAAAAGTTACCATGGACCCTAATGAGGCGGCAAAGAACCCTGACTTAATCCTTAAAGTAGTAGACCCTAATACGGGTAGAGCTGAGTATCAGTTCTCAGACAAGCTAGAAAAGAAAGCTGAAGACTGGATGACTCAGCAATTGCTGAGTATGGTTACTAGAAAAGAAACTATTGACCAAGGAGGTCAAGTTCAGCTACAGGAAAGAAGACCTAGAACTGAAGCTGAAATGGGAAGAGCTGATAAGAAGGCAGATGCTGTAAACGTAGCGCAGAACTTGGTATATGCTCTCACAGGAGATGCTAATCAATCATCTGCTGGTACTAAGTATGTGACAGGATTTACTGGTCTTCCATTTGAAAAAACAAGAGAGGGTATTAGTCTTACTGATGAAGATGGCAATGTTCAGACCTTTAAATTTAAGGCAGATGGCAAGACGCTTGCTGACCCAACTGCATTTACAAAATCATTTATTGGACCAATTGCTAGAAAGACAGGCTTAAACCAAGATGATGTAATTAGAGAATTTAATAAGTTGTTGCCTAAAGGGGCTCAGCTTAACGAGACTACTGTTGCATCAGGATTTGAAGCGCAAGCTGAAGAACTGGCACCATTGGACGAGCTAAATACAATTGTTTCTGAAAGCATACAAACTCCTAAATTAACTCCGTATCTTCAGAAGCTTACAAGTGGAGAAGCATTAACAGAGCAATTTAATAAGTTAATTGCGCCAAAGTTGTTTGGAGTTACATTTGATTACAACCCAGCAACAGGGAATGTGTTTGTTGACGTTAACGGAGTAGAATCATCAGGATATAAAGTGGGTGACCCAACAAAAAATAAAGCTGCACTTAAGAGTATGCAAGACTTTATCATTAAAAATTATGCTAAGGGAGGGACTGTTGAGGAGCAAGAAATGGCAGCTGAAGCTGTACTAAGTTCATTCCCTAAGACAAGCAGAAAGACAGGTGGAGTAGGTGCGCAATATAATTAACCTCAATAATATGAACGAACAAGCTATCATTGACTCATACAATTTGTTTGTCCAAAATGGATATAATAAATCATTGCAAGATTTTAAGCAATTGATTTCATCAAATCCTAATGCACTAAATGATTCTTATGGGTTATTTCAAAAAAATGGATATAAAAGGTCATTAGATGATTACAAAATATTAGTTGGAGTAGGAGCCCCTGTTAGTCCTGAGGCTCAAGCACCAGTTGCACCAGAGTTAAAAAAAAAAGACGATACTACGGCATTACCTTCGGGACTTGGTTCTTCGGTTTCGTCCGAATCAGTTCCTAAAGAAGAAGATTATTTTCAAGGAACATTTGGAAACATCCTTCGTGGATTCGATAGCGTATCTCCAATAGGAATAGGAGACTTTGCTGATGACATGGCTAGAGCCGTGGCTTCTGGATATCGTCAAGGAGATGTTGCTCAAGCAGCTAACAAACTTTTAATATCAGGGACTACACCATCTCTAGAAGAAATACAAAACCTTCTTGATAAGCAGCAGAAGCTAGAACAACTTGGTGGCTCTAAGGAGTTCCAAGACTATCAAAAAACATACGAGGAAGCGGGAAAAGGAGTTTGGGGATTTGTTAAAGGAGTAATTCAAAACCCAAGTATTTTACCTGAAATAATGATTAGCTCAATGGTATCAATGGCTACCAACAGAGACGCTGTCATTGCTGGTTTAGGAGCGGTAGGTACAGGAGCGACAGCTGGAGCTGTAACTGCAGGTGGTCTAACATTAGGTGCAGGAGCAGCCCCGGGGGCGGTGGCTGGGGCAGTTGCTTCAGTGCCCTATGCATTTGGATTGGCTAGTACCATTGTTGAAACAGGTGCAACTTTTTCAGAATTATTAAATGAGGAGCTAGGCGGAAAGGATTCTAGCGCAGAAAATGTAAAAGCAATCCTAGAGGACCCTGAGAAATTAAATGATATTAGAAATAAAGCTATCGCGCGTGGTATAACCATCGGTGCGATAGATGCATTTACAGGAAAGTTAGCCTCAGGGGTTGGAGCAAAAATATTGTCTAAGTCAGCAGCAGGCTCAGCTACTGGGGCCGCTACAAAAGCTGCGGTTACTAAAGCCACTGCTGCAGGCACTGCGATAGAAGCAGCAGGAGGTTCAACAGGAGAGGCTGCTGCTCGTGGATTGATTGGTCAAGACATGGACACTGGGGAGATTTTGCTAGAAGGTATAGCTGAAATGCCGGGAGGAGTAAAATCTACCTTGATGGCTCGATTTGCTAAGCCTATTTATAAAGTTAATGGTCGGGATGTTGATGCTCAAGAGATTGATAATTTACTTGAAACAATGACTCCTGAGCAATTGGCAGTCTCTAAGATTGACATTAAGAATGATTATGAAGGGAGACAGGTAAGGCTTCAGGATAAGATTGTCACTAACACCATTAAAGAGGAAGTAAAGCAAGCTCAGCCTGACCTAAATGAACCAACTGTCAATGCTATTGTAGATTTACAAAAGCAACTAAATACATTAGAAGGCAATAAGACTGAGGTAGCTAAAGATAAGGCTGCTCAGATTAGAGCAGAGATAAAGAACCTACAGGAGAATCCAATTACAGAAACTAAACCCGTACAAGAAGATGCCATTCAAGAGCAAGCAGCAGGTCAAGTACCTGTTCAGTCAGGAGCCACAGTTAGCAAAGAAGTGGCGCAAGGAGAACCCCAAGCAGAACCTCAAGTCACTGCCGAAGCGGGTACCCAAGAAGAAGTAAAGCCACAAGTTGAGTCACAAAAAATAACTGTATTTAGAGGTAAAGGTAACAATGTGATGAGCTCAGATAATGAGTCAACACTTTGGGTAGCTGAAGAAGAAGGTGTAGCAAAAAATTATGCAGGTTTAAATGAGGAAGGTAAACTTGAAGTAGAGAAGATAGAGGTAGAAAAACCAACAAACTCTATTGAGCTTCCATATAAACTAGCAACTGATGTAAGAGCGTCTAATATTGGAGATAATTTAAGAGCTGTCTTGAAAGGATTAAAAGACGCAAAGAAAATATCAGGGAATAAAATAAGAGAAGCTGCAAATCTTATAAAAGATTTTGAACAAAAAGCAGGAGATAATCTTGAATTATTTACGACAAAAATAAATAAGCCTGAATCTAGAGAAGCGTTTTCAAAAGTAGCTCAAGCTCTTGGATTTGATTCTATATTACAAAAGGAAGCCGAGTCAAAGGGAGGAACTGAAACAAATACTTATGGTATTTTTAAAAATAAATACCCTTCTTTATTAGTCACATCAAAGACACCATCTGCCGTATCTCCAGCTCCCGTATCAGCAGCTCAGACTGCACCACTTACCCAAGAGCAGCAAATGGCTAGTATGGAGCAGATGTTCATGGAAGAGGAGGCTCCAACTATTCAGCCTGTTAAATTTGAAGGGGCAAATGTAGCTGACCCAATAGCTATGGACTCCTTGAAAAAGAGAATAAAGAATAACACCAAGAAACAAGTTGTTGACTTTGCTCAGAAGACATTAACTACATTAAAGTCTGTGCTTCCTGACTTTACAATCGTAGTACACGATGACGAGAACAGCTACAAAAATGCAATGGCTTCTGTTAATGGCAATGCTGAATCATCAGGTTATTTCTCTTATGCGCAAAGACCTGACGGGACTTATGTTGGTAAGATAGATATCAATCTTAACAAGGCTAACAACGCAACCGTTGCGCACGAAGTTGCACATGGTGTAATGCGTAAAGCATTTGGTGAGAATGTAGAATCATTTAGGACGCTAAAGAATAGAATTGCATCTGTATTAAATCAAGAAGGCAATCAGGCATTGACCGACTTTGCAAATCAATATGAGCAGAACGATTCATACGAAGAGTACCTAGTTGAACTAGCTGCTCAGCTCACTCAATCAGATAAGAATATATCTCCTACTGTATTACAGAACATTGCTTCAATAATCAATGAGGTGGTATCTAAGATTACTAATGGAGCTTTCACTCCATTTCAAAATGTTAAAGATACCAAGCAGACAATTGAGTTCCTTAGAAACATATCCGAGTCTATTCGCAAAGGAGAGGAAATTAACCCTGCGGATATCACGGCAATTCAAGAAGGACTATCTGTCCCTATTGGAAGCCCTACAACAATCAATCCCCTCCCTAAAGGAAAAGCTTCTTTAAATTTCCCTAAGGCACCATTACCACTATCATTCGTTACTGAAGCAGATAAGATTGACATCAATGCTTTAATCGATGACATTGTCGCCAAGAAACAAAAGATTTGGTTTTGGATGGCAGACCAACTAGGTCGTGGAAATTATTACGATGAAGTTATTGAAGGAGAACATTACTTAGACGCAGGCCCAAGCTTTGCTCTAGACCCTGCCAACCGAAGCAAGGGAATTCTTTGGGCAAGTGGTCTACCTGAGAAGACTTTGACAAATCAAATCAATCAGGCTGATTACATATTCTTTATTAGCGGCTCTCCTGAAAAGGCCAAGCTATTTAACAAAAGAGTATTGGACTTGTTGGCTGATAGAATAAATAAGACCTCAGACTTTAATAAGTTCAAAGAAGCAATTAACAATTTTGAAAAAGAAACGGTAGAACTAAAAACTATCAAGGACGCATTGAATGAAGTGAATTCATTTAAAGAGTTGGCTGATAGCCCTAAGAGAAAACCTTTCCTTATATCTATTGGTGAAATCGGTTCTCTAAAGACGGCACCGAAAGGTTCGCTTAAAGAACTTTTAGGCTCATTCAATGCATTCATTGACTACAATGAATTGAGAGATGGCTTCTACAGAGAAAATGATTTCAATCAGAATGATATCATGCTTGTTGGCAAGCCAACAGGGGTTTCTGGTAAAGCTCCACACTCTACCTATGAGTTTGCTATTAGTGGTGAAGTAGTAGGTGTTCCTGATAAGAAGATTGACTCTTGGGATATCATGCCTGAGTCTATAAAAGAAAAGTACAAGGATGTAATTGGCGGCAGAGAAGGTAAGACTAAGCCAATGCAGACGAAAGTTATTGCTGCCGAGACGGGCGTAATTAGAGAGCTTGAGCCAAGGATGAAAGGTAAGGCTCAGTTGATTGGAAAGAATGCTAATCTATCTGCTGCAGTTAAGTTTAATCAAAACTTAGCTGAGGATATGGATAAAAATAAAGTTAGTCCCCAGATTATTAGAGAAGCTACAGGTTGGGAGAAGGGTAAAGATGGTAAGTGGAAGTATGAAATACCAGATGGTAAGTTCAAGGACATCGACCTTGATGATTTAAAGGAAGAAAAGAGAGGTACAAAAAATGTAAGGGTTGCCAAGTTAGGAGATATATTTATAGCTCCTGACTTATATGATGCATATCCTAAGGCTAAAGAAATAAAAGTTGTATTTGAGGATTTGTCTGATGAAGATTTGGGTGGATTCTATAGGCCTACACAGGAGATAAGTATTAATACTAAATACTATAACAATAATAGAGAGGTTGCTGAATTAACAATGCTACATGAGTTGCAGCATTATATTCAAACTGTAGAGTTTTTCGAAAGTGGCTCTAATCCAGCACTAGCAAAAGGCATCATGAAGTATTTGCTAGATGATGTTAGAGATGTGGTAAGAAAGGCAAAAAATGTACTTGACTTTACAAAAGATTTTTACAAGGATTCTGAAAACAAAGACTCTATAAAAAGGTCTAAGTTAACTTATGATAAAGCAAAAAATGATTTAAAGAAGATACAGCAATTAGCTCTTCATAAGGATACCAAGGAAGAAAAGGCACGAAAGATAGTTTTTGCTGAGGATGCTAGTAAAAGACTAGGAAGAAAAATAACGGTTGACGATATATATGGAGTTCAAGCTGCATCTGCATACAACCTTTATTACAGAATAGCGGGAGAAGTTGAGGCTAGAAACATTGAGTATAGAGCTAAGTTAACGCCAGAGCAGAGAAGAAAAACTTTGCTTTCTGAGACGGAAAACATTGACAGGGCTGACCAAATTCTGTATGATTATCAGGACTTAAATCTTCAAGAAGATGTTAAAGGAAAGGCTCAGCTTAATTCTGAAGCTAAGGCAAAGAAGGTAGTTCAGCAAGCTAGAGCTCAGGGATTTTCTGAGGAGGTAATAAAGTCATTCCTTGAAAGTAAGGGTATATCTAAGGCCAACATCAAGAAGGCTATGGCAAAAGATATCCCTGCAGCAGGAAGGGTTACATTGTCTGAAGATACTATTAGCGGTTATGATTCTTTGATGAAAAGAATTGAGGACTTGATTGTTAAGGGTGTTGAATCCAAAGAAGTAATCAGCAAGCTAAAGAACTCAAAGGCATACACAGCAGCCACGGATGTACAGAAAGAAAAGCTAGTACGTGAGGTTCGTAAAATGCTTGGGCTAAGACAAAAGTCAGCTCCTACGGCAAAGAGAATACTTGGTCAGCTAAAGGATATCACTAAGATAACAATGACCGAAACACAGGTTCTTAAGAAAAGAATTAAAGAACTTGCTGAAGGTGCAGCTGCAGCTAAGAAGTCAATAGCTGAGGCTAATAAATTCTTGGCAGATGAGATTAAGCAAATGGTTACAGATGGTAAGATTACGCTCAACCAAGCCACTAGCCTTACTGTTAGGGCACTCAAGATGAATCCTTTGAGTGAGGCATCCATATCCAACTTTGTGGATTACGTTGCTAAGGTATTCTCAAAGGCAGAGTATGTTGGGAAGATGACTACTGCATTAGCTCAAATTAAAAAGGCAAAAGAAAATATCAAGACAAAGATTGGTGTAGCTGAAGACCTATTCATACCACTGAAACAACTCCTATCTATTAATCCTACGCTGATTCCTTTGAATCAACTTGAGAAGTACTTAGGTATCTTGGAGGACTTCGGAGCAAGAAAGGCAGTGCTTAGTATTGATGACAGAGTCAAGGTGTTAAAAGAGGTCAATGAGATACTTGAAGAGGTAAGCAATGAGCTATCCTCGGTGGACGTCCTTGCTGATAGGTTTAATAACTACGATGAGCAGGTATTCAACGAAGAAGGTGGTCTTAACTATGCAGCTACCATCAAGAAGATGATAGACGATGGTCTAATCTCTACTGATGAAGCAGACCTTATGAGAAAGTATAAGTCTGAAATACTACCTCAGGTAGAACGTACTGATTTAACTGAAGAAGAGATTGCAGAACAAAAGAAGGAGGAAATAAAAATATTAAAGGCTCTAAAGATTGACAATAAAGAATTCCCTATGCCTAGCCGTGATGAGAAAGAAGATGCATTAAATCTAGCAAAACTAATCAAGGAGCTAAGCGAGTCGGACTTAATGAATCTTTCTTTGCCTGATTTGAAAAACATAATCAAGGTTATAGAAAACATAAATAATGGGTACCTACCTCATTATGCCAAGATATCTATAGAGAAACTTGATGCTATCAAAGAAGGAAAGGTTCTTTCAAGTGCTATAGAAAGAGCTAAGCCTTTGTCTTTCTCAAAACTATATTCTAGACTAAAGGATAAGTTCACTAACAAGGGAGCTGTCGATGAATTGATAAGAGCTAACCCTCTATACTACATAGACAATGTGTTTGGTGATTTTAAAACAAGGGACATCTTTAACTCATTGCTTGAGCAATCTTCTCAGGCATTGGCTAGATTTAACTCGGAGCTAAAAAGAGTGTCTCAAAAAATAGATATTGCTCAAAATAAAGTATTGGCTTCATTCAATCAGAACCCTGACAAGTATTTGATGTCTAAGTTTAGAATGACAACCTATATGCTTCAGCGTGAGTACGAGTCAAACATTGGCAAGAAGGGAGTTAGGCCTGTTTCCGATTACATTAAGGAGACCATTAAGCATATTAGAAAAGGCAAGTCAGTATTCAAAGAAGCGGACGCTGAGAAGCTAGAGCAGATACTTGAAGAGCTTGACACATATACTGTGGACGGGGCTGTTGACTTGGATAAGTTCTACAACACATTTAATAATGCTGAGAAAAATGCCATTAAAGTCATGACTGAAATCAATGCATCTTTAGGTGAGAAGGCAGCATACACAGCTTCTGTGATACGTGGGAATAAAGTAGAGTTGATGGACAATTATTTTCACCACAATGTTTTGCATGAGCAGAACCCTATGGATGCTACTGCAGCTCCTGAGTTCTCTAGTAGTTACAGTAACTCAATGAGACCAACCACAAAGGCTAAGTCTTTGATTGAGCGAACTGGTGCTTTGACTCCGCTAAACTTTGACTTGTTTACCTCTACTCAAAAGGGAGCTAAGTTTGTGTTGTTAGATTATAACTTGACATCCCCTATTCGTACCGCCAGAAGAACCTTAATTCAGGCAGAGAAAAATTTAGAGAGCAAGGGCCTTATGAATAAGGAAAAGATTCAAATATTCAATGCGATTAACAACGCTTACGAAGAGGCTCTTGAGAATATATTGACCAACAATATCAGTCAGGATGACCTTTCAAATGAAGTGTTTGACTTTATTCAGAAGCAGGGATACAGAGCTGCATTGGCTGGAACTACTAGGTTCCAAGCTGAACTAGCATCCAACATTGTCAACGCCTTGATTATAAATCCAAAGGGATTTGCTACAGGTATTAAACACGCTAAGCTAATTGCTTCTGCTAATGGGTATGAGTTCATGAATAATGCAAAGTCAAAACAAACGTCTAGACTTTATTCTACGGATGCTCTTTCTGGAAGGATGGTAGACCCTCAAATACTAAAGCAAACCTCAGGTATAAAGGGCAGCATTTCAAGAAGCGCTTTAAGAAATAGAACAGCACAGATTTACAATCTAACATTAAAAAGATTTGTACAGAACCCTGTTGAATACATTGCTGACACAATGCTAACAACTCCTGATAAGGTGGTGTCTATGCCGCTTTGGTTTGGAAGCTTCATGAATGAGTTCAAAAGAATAACAGGGGAAGAAGTTAATCAAGAGATGATGATTAACAATGACCTTGACTATATGCAGAAGTATGCAGATGCAATTGAGCAGGCCACAAGAAAGGCTGACCAAGAGTCTGTATACTCAGGTGCTGCTAACAACGAGTTCATGGGCGTACTTAAAGGAAAGCTCAAGCCAAATCAAGGCTTAACACAAAAGCTGTGGAACAACTTTAACTCTTACATGACTAACTTCATGAACTTTGATTATGCTGCTGCAAGAAGTGCGGTCTATAATTTGTTCAACGAGGGATACATGACCAAGAAAAAAGCTGCCGCTGTACTAGCTGGCATCACAACTAGGTCTGTAATCTATCAGGTTATGGTTGCTAACATGGGGGCTGGATTAGTAGGAGCTGCACTTGGTCTTGCATTTGATTGGGAGGACGAGGAAGAAGTGGATGAGAAGTCATACTTCCAAATGATTGGTAGAGGATTAAGTAACGTATTGGTAGGGTATACTCTTGGAAGAAACTTTGGCAACGCAGTAAGAGGCATGATAAACTTTGGTGTAGAAAAAGTCAACGAAGAGTATCTTGACTTCCTTAGAAACGGAGAGTATGATTTCTACAAGGACAACATTGCATACACTTATCTAAACGTAGGAGACAGAGGAGATATAGATGTTCCAAAGATGGCTATCAGCATGGCTGGTGCATATACTCCTGCGTTAAACACTGCTGTGTTAATAGGTAAAAACTTTGGAGCCTTATCTAGCAGAGTAATGGGTGAGGGGCCGACTAAGAAGGAGCCTGAAGCCATACGAAGAGAGGACATGACTGTCAATTATAGAATTCCTTTGGAAGTAGCTGGTAACCTTGGTCTCATCCCACTATACAAGGACGTAAAGAAGGCTGTCAACGATGAGATTTACAAGGACCTACGTAAGGCTGCCAATACTCCTGATTCGTCAATACCAAGCAGAGATGAGTACGAGAAGCTAAAAGACTTAAGAGAGCTGAAGAGCAAGATTAAGGATGAGGATGAGCGCAAAGCTTTAGATAAAAAGATTATTGAAATCACAGGAAGCGAAGAGGCTAAGGCTGCCATTGATAAGCAAAAGGAGGCATTAACTGCAAGGAAAAAGAGACTACTTTATGACTCAAGCAAAGGTCAGCGATACGACAACGAGAGTGATATGAAGCGATTAAATCCTTCCCTCTGGAGAAAAAGATTCGGACCTAACTCTGAGTGGGCCAAGAAGACGAAGGCAAAGGAGGCTGTTGAAAGTAAATTAGAGAAGGAGTCTAAGGCTAGAGAAGACAGAGAGTTTAAGAAAAAGAAAAGAGGGAATTAAACATACCTCACGTACTTCATGCTCTTCTGCTTATCGTAATAGACCATCATCTCATCAGCACGGGGAGGGAAACCTCCCCACTTTATTTCTCCCTCTAGCTTGGTGGCCTCAGCGTAGATGATGCCATCGTCACAGGACCACACAATCACAGGGTTGAGTCGCTTCTCTATAAGCTTGTTCAACTTGCTCAAAGTAATTGGCAGAGGGTAGGACGTCTTCATGCTCCTCATCCTTCCAACCACCTCAACATAAGCAATCAGTTGTCCTCTATCATCGGACACCTTGTAGTCTATGTCAAGAGGGTCTAGCTTTTTGTAGGAGCCTTTGAAAATACTGACAAATAAATCGATTGCTTTTTTTTCTCTTAGAATATCTGTATCCGTTTCAAAAATCATCTTCCTCTATTGATTTCAACATTAATCTTAAATCGTAGATAAGTTCCTTCAGCTCTACCTCTGCCTTCTTGAAGTCCCTATCCACTACGTTCTCATAAATACTAGCCAGCAAGACATGGTTCAGCCCCACACGTGCTGCAATTCTGTTTGCTCTAGCATTTTCTCGGTCTCGTTTTTTCTCCATCGTCTGATATAGTTTCAAACACGTGGACTAATTTTTGAAATATTAAATGTTCTTGCCCCAATGGAGTATTGAAATCAACAAGCTCAATGATTCTTTTTATCCTGTCGTACTTGTCTTCAACCTTAGGCAGGCTGTCCTTGTCCCAGACAGAGTAGTTAATCTTTGAATTTGTACTAACAATATACTCATTCTTTTCTTGTATTATCCCCCTTATCGTTATAA